CTAATAAAAGCAAAGTCATTACCGTCTTGTAAATCAAAGTCAGCACTTTCAACAAACACACCATCCATAGGTGAGCCATCATTATCTTCACCTACTTCTTGATTAAATAAGGTATTATTTGCTGTGGCTATTGGTCGTGTAAATACATCCTCGTCAATCCAAGCTGTTCTTGATAGTTGCCCAATACTCCATGTCCCTTCTAAATAGTTATAAATAACATATCTTGATATTTCATTTGTGCTATCTTGTGTTGAAGGATAGAACCACCAAACCTCGTTGTATTCTTTGTTTAATAATGCAAATGTTTTAAACGCTTGGTCAGCATTTAAGTTTTCTTGTATGTAGCTCAGAACAGTGCATTCTAATCTTTTCACAGCACCGTTATATAAATAAAATCCATCTTCAGCCATCCAATAAACACCAGTGGGTGCATTGATACATGCATTAGGTGCGATCATACCTACACCCTGATTAATTAAGTTAACTGCAAAAGTAAGTGGAGGACCTACAAACTGTATTGAATATAATGAAGTATCTGTCCATACCAAAGTTTCTTGTCTTGACCTTATCGCACCAATAATCTCTGAACCTGCTGATAATCTAACTGAACCTGCTGTATTGGTAGTTTTTGGCTCCCACTCAGCAATACTTTCTTGGTCAGAAAAAGCTACAAGCATTGGGTCAATTGAACCTGTTCTTGCAGTACCACCTGCATTAAGTGGGTCACAACCTAATGCAAATACATGTCTGTCTGTATCTGAAACTAAAACCTGTAATGCTTTTGTTGGTGCTAGGTTTGCACCTGATAACGATGTAATGTTAACAGCCCTTGTTGACGTGCCTGTAGATTCATCCCAATAATAGATGCTTCCTGCACGATTGTTAAAAACCAAATCTTCGCCAAAGTTATCAGCAGACCAAAGCCTTAACTGATTGGTTTCTGATAAAGATGCCGCTGATCCCCAACCGCTTGCACCCCAAGTTCCTACACCCCATCCAGTCGATTGCACAAAATTATCAAGACCAACATTAATTTGATAGGCTCCTACCACGGAGCTACCACCATTGCCTGTGTCAGAAGCATTTGCTGTAACCGTAGCACCGTCTGTATCTTTAGCTTCTACCGTATAGCTGTTAGCATCGACAATGGTTGCGATTTGATATTCTTGATTAAGAACAGTAGCGGTAATATTGCCACCTAAACTTGATGCACCTGAAAAGGTAACAAAATCATTTTGCACTGCCCCATGAGCGGTATCTGATACGGTAAGAGTTGCATCACCATTGGATGCAGAAAAGGTTACATCACCTGCGTTTGTTGTGCTTCTAATGGGCGTAATGTCATAAAGATTATCACCCTCTTGCACATAGGCTTTTAATTGTGTGCCAACAAATAAATATTTGGTTCCCTCTAAAGAAATCCATGCGAATAATTTTCTGCATGTACCAAGAAAGGTATTGGTGGTGTTTTTTGTCCAACCACCAATCTTCTCTACAAAACCTTTACGAAATCTTACAAGCGATGCGTCAAACCAACCGCCTGCATTTGTGTATGCGGTTCCTTCTCTATCTATGCCTGCTTTGAACTGAAACTTTGCGAATGGCATGTTTCATGTTCTAAGCAATTCTGATGATAGCAGTTGAAGCCGCAGCCGCAGGAAATACAATTGTAAAATCACCCGCAGTTGAAGTTTTATCACCGCCAAAATCAATAGTTGCTACAGATGGATCGCCTGATTGTGTATCGTTGTAAATCATACAACCTCTTGCGGTTACGGTAGCTGTACCAAAAGTTAAATCAGCAAAGTCAGTAAAACCTGTGGTGCCTGAACTTGTTGGGTTGACATTGGTTAACGCAGAACCACCTGATGTGTAATTAGTACCGCTAGATTGACCTGTGGTTGTAAACGCAGTAGTAGTTGCACCTAGAGTAGCACTTGATGTATACAAAGCCAGTTTAAAAGAATTACCACCTGAAGCCTTGAAATTATGATGTCCTTCAAGCAGTTCTTTTTTAAAGCTAGTTGTTAATGTTGATGTGATTGCCATTTAAAGCTCCTTTAAAATATTAGCTAAATCCTCATGTCCTTGAGCCAAGAGTAAGTTTTTCATAGTGCATCTTTCACTATTTATCGCCTGTTTCATATAATAAAGTATTAATTTATAAATATCTAGCTTAAATGCTTCAGCTTGTTGTCTTATATGAGGTTCAGCATTTTCACTAATTCCACATATTCTATCTGTTAATTTTTCAGCCCAAAACTCAGGCGAATGTCCACGATTATTTTCTGTTGCAACACTGATTGCACCTAAATTACTTATTACTATATCGTCTAGCATTTTACCACTTGTTAGGTTCTACAGGATTTGTTTTATCGTCATGTCTACCAATAAGCATTGGCTCGACAGCATTTTTATTATAGCTTAAGTCACTTTGTTTTTTTACCACTAATTTCTCTCCATCTATCAACGGTAAGTATGGGTCATCAAGTCTATGATAGCCATATAGTTTTTCTCTTAAAGGTATAGCAGTGTCTAGCAAAGTAGATGTTTGTGCTATGCCTACTTCCATTCCTGCATGCATACACTTTGATAACCAAAACTCTACGCATGCCCTACCTGACTCAGCGAAATGTAGATTACCTTTATAAGTAAAATCTACGCCATAAATTCTTAAACTACCTACTTTATTCCATAATGCAAAAGCAATGGCGTATGCGACTGTATTGTTAAGGTAAGAACATTGTAAATCTTCAATGATTTCTTCTATTGGATATAGGACAAGTTTCTTACAACGCTCATCAAGTTGACAGGTATATATTGGCTTGTCACCCTTTAGCAATAACCTTTGCATTCCTGATGTCTGACCCCCTGCATCTTCGCTATCAAGAAACCTAGACGGTGGGTCCATCATAAATGTTCTGTCGTGAAAAATTACAGAGCCAACTGCGTTAATACCCCACACCTCATCAAAGTTATCTCCGTGTGATGCGGCTAAATTATACTCAAACCAACTTTTACCCAAACCAACGATGGCAACGGTTTTGCCCTCAAGCTTTTTTATTCTCTTCATCTCTCTCCTCTATGTGACTTTAATTCTTAATGAATCATACCTCATCTCGTCTATTTGATCTCTTCCTTCACTTAAGTTCTTTAATCTTGCTAGGTTTTCTTGAAACTTAGCCTCATATACATTGATGTCATTTTGAGCCAATTTTAAAAATACTGCACCCTCAACCAAGCAAGCATACAACAATGTGTCAGGAGCCTCTGTGCTTAAGAAAGTTGTGCCACTGTCACCTTGAGTTGTAATAGATGCAGGTCTAAATAAATAATGTAATTCAGTTGTATAGTTTTGGTCAGGTATAGGGCTTATCTCAAAAGTGTTGTCATCAAAGAATGCATAATATCTTGGTCTACCTCTTAATGTTGTGCTTGGTGCAAACTCTTTTATAAAAGAATTATGTTTAAGTTCTAAATAATAATATTTATCTGAATCAATAACAGCTAAAGAAAAAGGTGCCAAAAAATCAGTTGGTGTGGTAAGAAACCTTTGATCCAAAGTAAATTGACCTTGCACATTTTTTCTTTGATTTGGTAACTGTACGCTTTTAAATATTCTTTCTTCTGCTTGTGTAATAAAATTATTTAACTGACTTACAAAAGTTGTTTCGTCAGTTTCTAAATAATCCTGAATGGCTGTTTTAAGAGTTGAAAAAGTAAAGCTCATAATTATACGGTGTTAATTTGTCCACCCATGCCTGAATGGTTGGTACAGTAATAATACAATGTCGGTGCGGATGATGCTACCTCTATTTGTGTGTATGCACCTGAAGACCCTGCTGTGCCATTAGTTGTCACGCCTGTTGTATACTCTGATCCACCACCGTGAGTACCATCCGATGTGGTTGAAAATCTTAAAGGATGACTAGAATTACTTGAAGCAGATTGGTCAAATCTATATGTTTGACCCTCAGTAAGATTAAGTGTTGCCGCTCTACTACCGTCTATATAGAAGTAATTAGCACCCAAATAATTTGCTACCGTAACTGTGTAAGTTGTATATGAGGGGGATGGTGTTGGTGCAGGTGTAGGTGCAGGTGTAGGGGATGGTGTTGGTGTAGAACCTGTAGCACCTGTAATTGTTATTGTGCCTAACGCAGAAGTTAGGGTTGACGGTCCATCAAGTTCTGAACCAATAATTCCTAAATCATAATTTGTGTACAACTTAAATGTTGTAGGTGAAACGCTTATGTCAGGTCTTGGCTCTCTAACAGCTTGTGGGTCAGTAAGATTTGTTCTTGGTTCTAACTGTGGATGTTTTGGCTCATAACATTCAGGACATGTTTTTAAGCCATTCCATTCTTTGCGAAGTTGTTTCAGGTAATATCTAAAACCACATCTATCACATATACCGTATGGATTTTTGTTAGAAGCAAAAGCCATTATGCATAATTATAACTAGCAACATCAGGAGTTACCCTTACTGACGCTCTGTCTTCATCTTGCGACATGGCTCTTAAAAACTCTTCTTCATATATTTGTTTTAAAAAAGCAGTCCTGTCGGGAGCTTTTTTAATAGAGAGGTAATAAGACAATCCTGCCGCCAAACAGGGATAAAACCTAAAAGGCAATTGCAAGGTGTCTGTTGGTGTGTCTGCATCATCCATCCTTGTCAACACATTCATGTATACAGTGTATGTTGACGATTTGTCAGGCGTAGGATAAACGCTAATTGTTGGGCTTAATTGTTTGTCTACAAAAAACTGTAACGGTTTTCCTTCAGTGGATTTATCAGGCACCGAAGCATATTCGCTTCTTGATAACCTAGTCATTTGTAAATCCACAGGATTGCTGTTTATTGTTTCACGCACATAAGCATCCAATACATCAATAGCGGCTGTTGCATCGCTACTATCTACATTGTAAGTAGTAGTACCATCAACCATGGCTACAGTTTTAGTTTGTATTGTCCACTGATTAAGACCACGATTAGCCCATTCAGCTAATAATAAATTAAGACTTCTTCTTGCTGTTTTAAGATCGTATGCTGTTCTTAATTCAAGACCGCATCGTTCAAATGCTTCTTCAATATAGTCAGCTACATCTAGCTCAAAGTTTTTTGACCCTGATACTGCCATTTACTTTTTAAGTTTTCCGCCACGACCCATCTTTTTAAGTCCGCCACCACGACCAAGTTTCTTGACTCCTGACTTAGCTCCACCCATAGCCATTTTCTTGACTCCTGACTTAGCTCCACCCATAGCCATTTTCTTGACT